CTGCTAAGTCTCGTGCGTTGAAAGCTGAGTACTCACTAGAACTTGCTCAAGACTTGAAGGCAATTCATGGTCTAGATGCAGAAGCAGAACTTGCTAATATCTTATCTACTGAGATCCTTGCTGAGATCAATAGAGAGATTATTAGAACAATCTACAAGTCTGCTGAAGCTGGTGCACAAACAAACACAGCAACAACTGGTGCGTTTGACTTAGACACTGACTCAAACGGAAGATGGATGGTTGAGAAGTTCAAAGGTATGATCTTCCAACTTGAAAGAGATGCAAATGCTATAGCACAAAGAACTCGTCGTGGAAAGGGTAACATCATCCTTTGCTCTGCAGACGTTGCTTCAGCATTAACAGCAGCTGGTCAGTTAGACTACACACCTGCTCTAAACAGCAACCTAACAGTTGATGACACAGGTAACACATTTGCTGGTACACTCAACGGTAGATACAAAGTTTACATCGATCCATTCGCTGCTAACTTAGACGCTAACCAGTACTACGTTATGGGTTACAAAGGTACATCTCCTTATGACGCTGGTTTATTCTATTGCCCATATGTTCCTCTACAAATGGTAAGAGCAGTTGGACAAGACACCTTCCAGCCCAAGATTGGCTTCAAGACCAGATATGGTATGGTTGCCAACCCATTCGCTGAAGGTACAACACAAGGTCTTGGTAGAATCACTGCTAACAGCAACAGATACTACAGACGAGTAAAAGTACTCAACCTAATGTAAATCATTTACATATTTTTACAAAGAGACCTTTACGGGTCTCTTTTTTTATGCTATATTGTAAACATGAAAGACCAAAACACGATTAAAGATCAGGAAACTGAAACACAAAAGTTCAATCGTGCACTAGATTTATACATAGAATCAGTACATAAACCTGATCATCACCTTAGAGGTTGTGCACATAATCAACATTGTTATGGTGAGTTGATGCAAATCAGGGAAAATGTGCTTGTATATGTAAAGTCACTCAGGAAAAATGAACGGACGACTAGACAAAGTTGCAATGACTAATAGACTCATGCAACTGAAGAGAGAACTACATTACAAGTGTGAAATTGGAGAAAAAGGAGAGTGGGAATGTAAAGGTGCAGATGAGTACCTAAACAGAACTCTTGACGTATTGGATGAGTACTGGCAATAAATAGAAAAAAGTAACGATAAGAATGCCTGTAAGAAGGGGTGTTGGACACCCAATGAAACTGCAACAGGTTTCAAATAGAAATTTTTTATCTATTGTAGGATTTAAATTTGTCCTCAATAGATGTCCTAAAGTAGATTTTCTTTGCAACTCTGCAAACATACCCTCAATAACATTGGGTGTAGCAGAGCAAGCAAGCTATCTACGTAATATCCCAGTGCCAGGTGATAAGTTGCAGTACGATGATTTGAGAATCACTTTTATGGTAGATGAAGATATGGAAAACTATCTTCAGTTATATCAGTGGATGACATCACTTGGATATCCTGAATCTATCAATCAGTATAATGAATTATTAAATAACAAAGTTGAAGTAGAGAACCCAAATGATCCCTCAAATGAGAGATCTGATGCTACAATACAAGTATTGAGTAGTAACTACAACCCTTCAGTCAGTATAAAGTTCAAGGATGTATTTCCTTATCAACTAACTGGTGTACCTTTCAATGCTACAGCAGATGAACAAACATACTACACTGCAGAAGCTGCTTTCAAGTATACTCTATATGATGTAATCGATGTCAACGGAAAGAAAGTCTAGTCCACTATCCATAGAGGGAATACAGGACATGTGGAATACTGATTCTAAAATGAATCAGGATGAATTAGACAGTGAGTCGCTAAGAATACCTCAATTACACGCTAAGTATTACGAACTATATAATACAATACTCCTCATGCGAAAGCGTGATGAGCAGGTATATAGTTCTATGCTATTGGATCGTAGAAAGTATTATACAGGGAAAGCAACAGCACAAGTGTATGCTGAAGAACCTTTTCCTTACAAGGTCAGAGACAAAGATGACCTAAAGTTGTATCTTGACTCAGATAAAAAACTGACCAAGACTAGACTCAAGATTGAATACTACGATACCATGTTGAAGTATCTTGAAGAGATACTAAAACAGATCACAAATAGAACCTACCAAATAAAGAATGCAATCGAGTGGCGTAGATTCTCATCAGGTTATGGCTGATCTTGTTATCAAGAAGAAGAACGAAGTTTTTCTTCAAATACAATGTGAACCTCACATAAGGCATGAATTGTCAGATGAATTTACATTTGATGTGCCTGGTGCAAAGTTCATGCCACAGTATAGAAGTAAGTATTGGGATGGTAAGATAAGATTATATAATGTACAGAAGCAAGAAATATATGTTGGGTTGTTAGATAAGATCACTTCTTTTTGTAAGAGATATAATTACGACTTTGAATTTGAGAACTCCAAGTATTACGGACTGCCATACGAAGAGACGGAATCAATTTCATATGAGGGGGTAAAGGATTATCTAAAGGCGATCTCAAAATACAGGGCGAGGGACTATCAGATTGAGGGTGTTTTTGATGCATTGCAGAAGAATAGAAGACTGATCATATCACCAACAGGGTCTGGTAAGTCACTGATGATCTATGCTATTACAAGATACCACGTATCTTATGAGAGGTCAATCCTGATTGTTGTTCCCACCACTTCTCTTGTAGAACAGATGTATAAGGATTTTATAGATTACGGATGGGATGTAGATGAACATTGTCATAGAATCTACGCAGGTAAAGACCTGTTGAGTCAGAAGAGTGTTATTATATCAACTTGGCAGTCAATTTACAAGCTACCTAAAAAATGGTTTGAAAGATTTTCTGTAATAATTGGGGACGAAGCACACCAATTCAAATCAAAATCTTTAGTTAGTATTATGACTAAGATGTATGATACTAAATATCGCTATGGATTTACTGGTACATTAGATGGTACACAAACTCACAAGTGGGTATTGGAAGGTCTTTTCGGACCGTCGTACAAGATTGTTAATACGAAAGATCTACAAGATGCAGGATTCCTTGCTCGACTAAACATAAAAGTTCTATTACTCAAACATGATCCTCAAAAATTTGAGACCTATGAGGATGAGATTCAGTATCTGATAGGGCATGAGAAGAGAAATAAGTTCATAAGAAACCTAGCACTAGATTTGAAAGGTAATACTTTGATCTTGTTTAGTCGGGTAGCAGCACATGGACAGGTCTTGTATGACCTCATAAATAATAACAAACGTAAAGTTTTCTTTGTTCACGGTGGTGTGGACACAGAGGAGCGAGAGGAAGTTAGGAGAATCACAGAAGAGGAATCGAATGCAATCATAGTTGCTTCATTCGGAACCTTCTCAACTGGGATCAATATCAAGAATCTCCATAATATTATCTTCGCTTCACCAAGTAAGTCCCGAATCAGAACTCTACAGTCCATTGGTAGAGTCTTACGTAAATCTCAAAACAAACTCAAAGCAACTCTTTATGATGTAGCAGATGATTGTAAGAAAGGATCAAGACAAAATTATACCTTGAACCATCTTATAGAAAGAATCAAATACTACAACGAAGAAAATTTCAGTTATGACATCATCCAAATCACAATCTGAACCCTATGATGAGTTTATAGCAACTATCAAACTGGTTACAGGTGAAGAGATACTTACAAAAGTTATCGTTAATCAAGATACTGCAGAAGAAACTGTGATTATAGAGAACCCTCTTATATGTGAAGAGGTTCGCTCCCATGGAGCGAATATCCCTTTGGGATATAAATTTGAACCTTGGATGAAAATGTCAGAAGAAGAAGTTTTTATAATTCATATGACAAGTATTATTACTATGTCAGAAATAAAAGAAAAACAAGTCATATTAACCTACAACGATGTAGTAAGAAGAGGATTTACGAGAACAGGAAATCCAAATATTACTAGAGAAATGGGTTCTATAGGTACAGTAACAGATTGTAGAAATATGATAGAAAAATTATATAAAGGAGAAGATGCTACTAAAGATACTCAAAGTAAATAGCCTAAAACCCCTTTGAACCGCCACACGGTTAGTGTACACCTTTTACAACATGTTGTCAACCCCTTCTTTGACAATCACTTTATATTGTACTATAATTAGAGGAAAGACATACTCCTATGGCACGAAAAAGATCAGAACATTACGTAAACAATAAGGAGTTTCTTGCTGCTATTGTTGCATACAAACTTGATATCTTAGAGTCAGAAAAGTTAGGTAAACCGAAACCAAGGATCACAAACTATCTTGGTGAATGTTTTTTAAAGATTGCTACACACCTTTCATACAAACCAAACTTTGTAAACTATATGTTTAAAGATGATATGGTCTGTGATGGTATAGAAAACTGTGTACAGTACATAAACAATTTTGATCCTGAGAAGTCAAAGAATCCATTTGCATATTTCACTCAGATTATACACTATGCTTTCTTACGTAGAATACAGAAAGAAAAGAAACAATTAGAAATAAAGCAAAAAATTATTGAAAGATCTGGATTTGATGAGGTCATGACTGCTGATCAGGATGGTAAATCATCTGAGTATAACTCAATCAAAGATGCTATACAGTATAGAAACAATAATAGATGATTAATTTTTTACTAGATAATCATGAATTTCTAGGCAATCACTCTATTCCTGAGTTTATTGTCGGTTATATTTTTGCTGCTGCACTTATTATTGGAGCACCTGTAGTATTTCTCATAATATCTTTTATGTCTGCACTTATGAAAACAAGTGGTAAGATGACAGGATATAAAGAATATGAAAAATATGGATCATCATCTTGTAATGACGCACCACCTTTCATTCTTCCAGATCCCACAAAGAAACGATGAAAGCAATCTTTAACTATCTAAAGGAGATCAAGGACACTGCAAAGTATATGTTGCAGGGTTTACAGGTAACCT